ATGAATAAATCTCGGGGAATTTTTTCGATATTGACCCAGCCTCAGGAAGTAATTTCGTTCGTTGGAGACGTTACTGCGGCTGCGGACTCAGACAAGGCCTCTCTCGGGTTTTACCCCGACTCTGTTTATCTCGAGTACGCGTTGAAGGGCAACATTTTCGTTGCGATCACAGAGTTGGGAAAGCAACGCTTGTATGCCGGCCATGTCCTGTTTGACCTAAGACAGCCGAGAGCTAAGGTGCTGCAAGTCTTTGTTGATCCCGGACATCGTCGTCTTGGCATTGCCGAAAGCTTAATCTCAGAATTGAAAATTTACCTTTCAAACCTGCAATACCTTTCGATTGAGGCCCGAGTTGCTGAAGATATGACGGAGTCCAATTCCTTTTGGGAACGCCAGAATTTCAATGTTCAGCGATTGGATGATGGAGGGGCGAGTCGCGGCAAGCGCCGAAGGAAGATTTTGGTTCGCAACCACGAACTAGCGTCGCCCCAACTGTTCGGCCCCAGTGGGATCGACGTGAAGAATCCGCTCGGATTTAGCTTCTTGTCAGGCACTGAAAAGCCAATCTACCTGCTAGATATGAATGTCTTGTTCGATCTAGGACCAAGAAGACACCGCAGAAGCGATGTCGCCAACTTGTTTCGAGCCGAACGCATGCAAGCGTGCAGCCTAGCGATTAGCTCCGAGATTCTTGAGGAACTAAAGCGCAATTGCCCTGATGGGAAAACCGACCCAATGCAAGACTTTGCGTCGATTTTGCCCACGTATTCTGGGCCGCCTGACGATGAGTTGAGCGAGCTTATTGCCGACCTCGCAGAGTTAGTTTTCCCCGATCGTAGCCAGCGAAATGCATTGACGGTCAACGACACCTCGGACCTTAAACACCTTGCTACCGCGATCTTCCATCGCCTGAATGGTCTGGTCAGCAGTGATATGTCGATACTGCGTGCGGCCCCCAGTCTCCGTACACAATATGGCCTTGACGTTCTTTCACCTACTGCATTTTCGTTACAAGACACTCATTCGGTGGATGTAACAACCTTCGGAAGTGAACAGGATCGCGTCTTGACACTGAGTGCTGTGGAGCCTCACGACGAGTCCGAAGCGAGAAGCCTCCTATCCCGGTCAAAAATAGGCCACAGCCAACAGCTTAATGAGTGGGCTGCGGTAGACCTACACGGGGGACCTTGTAGACGATTTGTCGTACGAAGCGACGGAGACGTCGTCGGCTACATCACTTGGCACCAAAAGGTGGGGCAAACTTCCATCGATGCGTTGATGGCGATTGACGAGAAATCGCCGACAGCTACCGATTGTGTTCGGTTAATGCTAAGCAAGTTGAGCGAGGACGTCGCTCATAATCAAGTTGTACTTGTACGCTTGGGTTTTCCTGCACAGCAGTACCAGATTCGACAGGAAGCCATTTCTATCGGGTTTACAGCAGGCGGCAATAACCAAGCGCAGCTTCATAAAATTGTCCTTCGAAGTGTGGTCACACAGGTAAACTGGGAGCAAACGAGAGCGTCCCTCATGGCAAATTGTGGCGTTCGGCTACCATCAGTCGCGCCAGCATTCAGGAGCATCAATCAGCACATTGAGATTCATGCGGCGGATGGCAACCGTACTCATTTATCGCTTCACGGGTTGGAAAGTCTGCTCGCACCGGGCTTATTTTGCTTACCCGGACGTGGCGGCGTGATCACTCCTGTTCGACGACAGTTCTCAGAGCACCTTTTGAGGCACCTTCCCCAGGGTTCGCTGCTCCCTCAAGCTCGCGTGCAGTTGTACCAGCAGCGGCACTATCTCAGCCATCCGAAGAATCGAACAAAGTTCTCGACAGGGCAGCTGATCTTTTTTTACGAATCTCAGAATCACGGCGGCCTCGGCGCCCTCGTCGCCGTCGGGAGAGTCGTTCGGGCATACCTTCAAGACCGAAGTGTGATGGGCCATTCCGAACTTGACCGCTCAGTCTTCGATATTGACCAACTTGACACCATTGGTCGGACTGAAACCAGAACAGTGACCGTTTTTGATAACCTGAATGTTCTTCCCGCTCACGTTTCCGGCGATACTCTTAGAGAAATAGGTTGCGGCACACCGGTTAAGCTGTTGAGCACCCAAACAATCACCAGCGAACAAGTGGAACGCATTCTCGCAAGGGTGTATAACTCATGACCTCGACTGAACACGTTCTGATCTCACTAGAAGAACGGCACGCAAACGGAATATTCGCGGGCACCAAGCGCGTCGAGTTACGTCGGCGCACCATGCACGTTGATGAAGGCACCGTAGTATGGATATATGTGAAGCAACCCGTAGGCAGTGTGCTCGGACAAGCCGTTGTAGCCGCCACCCACACCCTTACACCTAGCCAGATTTGGAAGCGTTTTGGCTCGTGCTCAGGCCTTAAGAGGGCCGAGTTCTTTGAGTATTTTGAAGGATTGAGTAGGGCGTTCGTGTTGGAACTTAAAGAGGCACAGATGTTGCCCGAGGCAGTCTCCCTGCACACCCTCCGAAGTGCGTCATCGGGATTTCATCCTCCTCAGTTTTTTACCCGCATTGACCCGGACAGTTCATTGGCCAGCACAATGACTGCAGGAATGTCGTCCAAAGGCAAGAACGGTCGTCGGCGTCGAGTGCCTTACCGACGAGTCGCCCATAGAGTTGGAGGAAAAAAATCCGGAAAATCTGCATAGCAGCGCCTTTCCTAGAGAAGACCGGATTTGCAACGTACCCTGTTCTCCACACCTAAATTCGACGCAAGCGCATTCAACGTACGCAATGCAACGCAAATGTCGTAGTGCTCGCAGGAAAACTCTCATGCTGAGCCGGTGTGCGAGGAGAATTCGAGCAGCCTCTGCCCGGGTGGCCGCGAAAAAGAAGTAACACGGGGAGAGGCTCCCAAAAATGCCTTATGTTCCGAGAACCCCAAAAGAAAAGGCCCCGCGTTTGCGGGGCCTCAATAAACGGGGGCTTGAGCCATTCGGAATTCGCGGCTTACGCCGTTGCATCGTCTCGGGTCGCGCCCCACCTAGCCTGTTGGTCAGTCCACTGGACTAATCGTGCATGCATAATATATCACATGCTATCAACAGTCAATCCAACACAGAATGCCGCCGCCATCAGGCTCCTTGAGTTTCTTTCCGACCGACGACCGTGGCATCGGTCTCTTTGGGGGATCGGGGCCATTCTTGCGATGGAGGAGCTTCACGAAGCCTGCGTAGCCATGAGGCATGGCCATCTCAGCGAGGGTGCCATAAAGCGGATCGCGTCGTCACTCCAGAAGCGTATCGGCGTACATCCTGCGTTCACAGACAACGAGCGCCTGTTTCTTCGACAGCAGTTGAATCAAGTACCCCGCGCCGATGGTGCTGCTCACTATGGAATACGTGAGTTGTCTGCCCGGGTGTCTCCGAACTACTTGAGTCGCTGGGGAGACGCCGTCGCGAAAGGAAGATTCACTGTAGAGACATTCGCACGGAGCGTCGCTGCGCACATTCTCGATGCAGGTTTCGCCGGACCATACATGCACAGCATCATTAAGAGCTATTTGGATGCTCCGGAGCCAATCACGCTTGAGGAGTTGTGCAATAGTCTGCAAACAGAAATGGCTGCAAATCCGGTTCGCGAGTTTGAAGTAATGCTCGCGTTCACTGCCGCACCGACCACAGGCAATGGTGTCCCTGAGGTCTGGCTGAAAGGGCCAGAAGTTACTGCTTGGCTTCGCGAGCACGGCTTCGAAACGTCAGGCGTTAGAGCTCAATTCGGGATGCGGCTACACGTGCAAGCCCGAGACCGGGTCGGCGCAGCGCAAGCCGCTCGCACCGAGGCCGACCGATATGCCGCACGCGCGTTACTTGCATCAGGAAATCCCCTGAGCTACGCGCCATGGCTGTGGGTTAAGGGAAGTCCTGAACCCGCACCGATGAACGAGGATTCGCGCGGAGTTGGCGTCAAAGAATTGCTCCATGGAGACCGTGTTTTCACACCGAGTTCAAGCCCTAGTGTCGACGCTGCGCTTGAGCTCTTGTCGCACCTGGAAAACAGCTCGCCTCCCGCAGCAGTCGCTGGAGGTTGGGGTGCAATCGAAGGATTGCTTTCAGATCCGAGTGACCGCTCAAGTGCCGCCGACAACTTAGCCACATTAGTGGCATGCTCATTCCCTAGAGCCGAACTCACGACTCTGTCGTACAAGGCGCAACGCGAATTTCCCGATCAGTTTCATGCTCTGAAAGAAGCGCTCACCAACCGAGAGCGGTCGCGCATCGTGGCTCGGAAGATTATCGACAACACAATGCCCCAACTGCGAGGAATCACAGATCAAGCGGCGGTCGCGCGAGTTAGGAAGTTGTTAGCGAATCCACAGCCAGAACTACAGACGATTCGCGACTCAATCGGAGAATCACTTCACCGTCTATATCGGCAGCGAAATCTAATTCTGCACGGAGCCAGACTGGACAGCGTGGCGCTGGCGGCAAGCTTGCGAACCGTAGCTAAGCTTGTAGGGGCCGGTATGGATCGTATTACCCATGGGCACTATGCTCAGAACCTAAAACCTATGGAGTTAGTGGCAAAAGCCAATCTCGCTCTCGCGACGGTCAGTCGAGAGCATCCGATGGGTTGCGTCGATCTGCTCGAAATGAACTGACCGGTGTTCGACACGCTATCGACGCACCGCATCGATGTCAGCCCACATGCCAAAATTGCCAATGCAAACGCGGCTGGCCACTGCAAGGCCTAGGAATGATCCCGAAGAACTTATGGGCGACGTCCGAATCTCGCGCTAAATCGTAAAATCCCGGCCTCCATGGCTTGAAACGCACATGCAGCGCCAATAGACTGTCTACCGTCACGTCCCAAAACGTGACCGGGTTTAGCAGCCCGAAGATGAGTTTATGGGCACACGGCCGCATGTACTTGCGGTCTTAGTGTGCGATGTCCTTCATACATCTATCAATGGGTGGGCTTGGATTGGGACGCCTTCGGGCGTGCCGCTGAACCATACTCGTCGCGGTCTGCTAACCCAGTTCAATGCCCACCCACCCCTGCGGCCTGCAGAGGGTGGCGGGAATCTCAAACGGTTAGTACGAGGAACCCTCCATGACTTGGCCCCAGCGTATCAACACGCCGTCCCGCGACACATTAGACCGCCTTAACGAATTGTCTGAACGGCTTGTCGAACTTTCTATGGTGGGAGCAAATCAACGATTCGACATGATTCCCGACAACTTCAACGAAGCCTATTTCGATCAGATGTGCGACATCTCCACCGAGGTATACGATTTATGCCATAAGCTCGATGAAGATGTGAATTACCTGCTTTCGCAAAAAACTGTGGCGGCGTAAGCTTCAGCAACTCAATTGGCCCCCCGCATACCAAAGCCCCCGTCTTACCCACACCAGTTAGCGATCAGACCTCCCCCTCCCCGCCTTCACTTCAATCGAAGCTCCGACGAACTCCTCAACGTCTTCCGGTCCCGCTCCACTCTCTCCAACACCGGCGAAGAATGCCCGTGATCCTCGTCCGTCATCCCCGTTCCCAACCAATACGCATACTGAGGCCAGTGCTTGCAGAGCGCGAGAATCGCATCCTCTGTTGCACGTTGACGCCCCTCGTAGATGCTGCGCCAGGTCTGCGCCCGCACGCCGCTCAACTCCTCTAGTGCCTTAAATCTGCGATGGGTCGGGACGACCGCATCGATGATCTCCATGATTCTTTCGCGCATTGTCGGAACCTTCCCAAACCACGAGGCAGGGATCCTCAATATGATTCGTACAGGTTTTACGAATCAGTAAATTTCTTACGACGGAATGGAGGATTCACATGACCAGCAAGCAGAAGCTCACGATCGTAAACGTCATCCGCCGTGAGGGCGTCTCTTCCAAAACAGGGCGTCCATACGACATGCGAACAGCGCAGTGCATCCTTTGGCAAACAACCAGTGAAGGCGAGGAGACCGTGGTAGGCACGGTCACGCTCCCCAACTCGCTGAAAGACACCGAGAAAGGCGATTACTACGCCGAGTTTGCAATGGCGCAATCGATGGACGGCTCGCTTGTCCCTCGAATTGTATCGCTCCTACCTTTCGCCACTTCTTCCAAAACGGTCGCACCTAAAATCGCTCAGTGACGTTCCTCATGTCGTCGACCGCGTAGGCCTACCGACCGCCTGTTTCCGAATTCGGCCCCCCGCTCGCTTTTTTCACCCTGCCGCGCTCAGTGGCACAAATGGGGGTTGCAATGGTTCGATCTATCTCGTGGCGAATCGCCAGGCACAGTCCTACCCACTCAGCACGCGCATTCGCTGTCCCAATAGCTGAGATTCTTCTTCCGCCCCGTCGGCATATGTCGGCGCTGCACCTCATCAGCACTCGCTCGCGTCACAACGACCGCTCACCGGTGCGAATCGATGCTCATCGAGACGTCATGCAATACCGCGCATTCAAATTCAACTGACGAGGGCCGCCATGAGCGACATGAATGACTTTAATCGGCCGGGAGACGGCATTTGGCACATCGTTGAATCCCTCGACCCACCTCCTGAATTCGACTTCGACACAAACGATCCGACCTACGACAACTACCTGTTCGACGAAGAACAAGAGTACGTCGGTAGTCGCCGTGTAGTCGCGACTGCGAGGAACCTAGACGAGTTGGTGCAAAGGATTCTCGAGATAGGTACTGACAACGAACGCGGCGTTGGTACCGATTTTGATGACTTTCTGACTGACGACGCATGACGCACGTTAGCTCAGTAAAGAACGTACTCATTTGCCGTCCGCAACTGCACGATGAGTCCATTTCCGAACTCGACTCTCTGGCATGTCCCGGCAACGGCGCTTCGCGCCTCAAGCTGGCCACGACACGGGCTTACGTCTCCAGTGCTAGCGAAGCTCCTCCCCCGCCCGACTTCATCCAGGCGGGCGCTTTCTGGACACTGGCATTCGCAACCGTCGTAGGTCTTTGGTTTGTGAGTGCCCATGTGGGTGCGGTTCTCGGATTCATCCGCCGAGGCTGACACAGCGCGCCGGGCGTTTCCCGGCATCTCAATCGGAGGTAACCACCATGAAGGAAGTGCTTCAACGAGTCCGCACGGTCAATATGCGCGTCGGCGTCGGCATCACTTTGGCCGCGGCATCCTGCTTCGCTAAGGCCGCAGGGGAAGGCGGCAGTGCCGGAGATTTGTCCGCGTTGACGTCCGGCATCAGCATGGGCTCGACGGCATCCGCGATCATCGCTGCCGCTCTGACGTTGGTCGGTGTGTATGCCACGTTACGCGGCGCAAAGATCGTGTTGAGCCTGGTTAAGGGCGGCTAACCGTCCAAAGCGGCCCGGCATCCGACGCGCGCTAAGGATGCCCGGCCCTTCGACTGATCTCCGAAGCGCCCCTCCCGCCATCCAACCAAGATCATGCCGATACAAGAACTGTGGAATCTGACTTTCTTCGCGTGGGGAATCGTTTGCGGATGGGCCGTCGTCCAAGGACTGAGGGGATGACCATGAAACGTATATTCGCGGCTGCCGTGCTCCTTTCAATCCTCGCGCAACAACCTGCTGCCCCTCAGGCGCTACCTGCGGCGAACTTCGCCATGAATCGCGCGATCGGTGGCATCATCACGCGAATCGCGGCATCGCGCGGCTTCGCAGCAAACGATCCCCGCATCATTGCTACACTCGAAGCGATCTCAACAACCAGTACCTCACTCAATGTCCTCTCGACCGGTGTCGGGGTCGGACTGTCTATCGCAGGTGTGCCCGTCTGGCTCACGATTCTTGCAGGGCTTGGTATCGTTGGCGCGGGCGCTCAAGTGCTTGCCACGCTGGGAAATGCAGAAGTTGCTATCGGGCAGACCTACGACGGTTCCGTTTCCGTGGTTCGCATAAATACGCTTGATGAGCCAATCGTCCTACCTCCGTACCCCGAATTCGTAACGCCTCAAGCCGAATATAAGCTTTTCGAAAAGCTAAAGCGACTAGGTGCACACGTCTATCGAACAGCCGACTGCAGCGCAGCGAACACGCGTGCGGCATGCCATGAATATCCGCTGATCCCGTCCGTCGAAACTGGCATTGCACTCCGTTTTCAGGAGCACAAGCTTCGCATCCCCTTTCAGTCGATTGCGGAACTTGAGGACTTGCGCGCGCGATGGGAGTTCGAACCGGGAGACGAAGATCCGCAACTGCGGCTCATCGAAACGTTTGACGAAGACGGTGAGTTCGCGGGCTTTGCCGAGCGCATGTGGACCAACAAGCATCGCTGCAAAAAGAGTGACATGCCCGATTGCACCGCTGAACATGAATGGGTCACTCTCAAGGTGAATCCCGAAATGTTCGACATCACCCGCGACGCTTTCCACGGACGGAATCGAACGACTTCCCAGACGCTATATCCCGATCTGAACGCCGCCCGCGCAGACATGAGTCGCGATATCCTCAAAATGCCAATCAGCGCGGAGTCACTGGCCAGCATCGTGGATCAGTCTTGGTGGCAAGCCGCCGAATCCCCCGATTACAAGGGACTCCCTTACGACGAATCGGAACCGGTCACCGAAGATGATGTTTGGATCTGGATCAAACGAAACCCGAAGGAGGTGCCATACATCGGGGACATTCTGGAGCCAGCCAATCCTCCGGACGAGACGACTGTCCCTATTTCGCCGCGAGTCCGCCCACGAGGCGATCCCTTTCCGACAATCGATCCCGCAACAGATCCGCGCACACAACCCGAGATCGATCCAGTAACGAACCCGGACACGGCACGCGATCCGAACAAGAAACCCGATCCAGAGATCGACCGCGAACGGGCTGTTGAAGGTGTACAAGACGTTAACGTCGTCAACAGACCGACGGTCGATATCGGCAACCGGGTGAAGGTGGACATCGAGTTGGGCAACGCTCCGGAAACGACTACGCCCCAATTGGAAGACACACCGACGGCAAAGATGATCCTCGATCCGCTCTTGAATCTGACGTCCGAACTCAAGTCCTGGTCGATGCCTTCAAGCAACGGCGCCTGCCCGAGCGCAACGCTCAACGTCTTCGACGCGTCCATTCCGTTTGATGCCCACTGCACGATTGCCGAGCGCATCGGACCACAACTGCGTCAGGCCATGCTCGCCGCGTTCGCCGTCGTCGCGATTCTGATCGTCCTCTCAGCTTGAGGTGTCTATGCCACTGTTCTCGATTCTCTCCGGTGCGCTGAACGTCGTATTGGGCTTCATGTTTCGCGCATCAGTGGTCAAGTGGGGCGCGTTCTTCGTGCTTTGGTATGTCGTCACCGAGTTCGTCTCGGTTATTAAATCCAGCGGCCTGCTGCCAGACGCCGCCAAGCTCAACGACGCGTTCTCAGGAATTCCCTCGGGTGTCTGGTACTGGCTCGATTTGTTTGCCATCGCAGAAGGAGCACCAATGATCGTTGGCGCTTTGGCGACGCGCTTCCTGATTCGGCGCTTGCCGATCATCGGTTAAACGCTATGGCAATCAACGCGTACACCGGCCTGATGGGGTCTGGCAAAAGTTATGAGGTCGTCAGCAACGTCATCGTGCCTGCCGTTCTGGCGGGTCGACGCGTGGTGACGAATATCGATGGCATTAACCCCGAGGAAATCTACGCGTACTGCAAGGACGTTGGAAAAACTAACGCGAAAAGGCTTGGAGAAGTGATCCCCGTCACAAACTCAGACTTACGCAAAGACGGATTCTTCCCTGACGAGACAAAGCCCGAAGTCGAGTCATTCGTGAAGCCCGGCGACCTCGTCGCCGTAGACGAGGCATGGGAGTTCTGGTCTTCTGAGAAGAAGATCACCCCCGAACATATGCGCTTCTTCCGTATGCACCGGCACTATGTGCATGCAGAAACTGGCGTGTCATGCGACGTCGCATTAATGATCCAGTCGATTACCGACCTTCATCGGCAGTTACGCTCCGTGATTGAACTTACGTTTGTCACGAAAAAGCTCAAAGTGCTCGGACAGAACCGTCGCTATCGAATCGAGATGTATAGCGGCGCGAAGCTCACAAAAGCGGCGCAAATCAGCATCGACATCACGACCTACAAGCCAGCCATATTTCCGCTTTATCAGTCTTACGCAGGGGGCAAAGGCAACGAGCGCGCTATCGACGCCAGGCACAACATCCTGCGAAGCCCCAAAGTGTGGATCAAAGTTGCGATTTACGCGACGTGTTCCATTGGCTCTGGTTGGTATTGTTGGCGTTACTTTCATCCGCAAACTGCTGCGGAGACTTCGGCCAATCAGGTTGCGTCGGAGAATAAACACGCCACACAGGATGACGCGCCCTACTCGACCCCATTACCGATGCCAATTCCGAGCGAGCGATGGCGCGTCGCCGGGCACTACTCTGTTGCGGGCGAACGGCACATTGTTCTGAGCGACAGCTCGGGCCGGATCCGCGTCGAGTCCCCCGCAGGATTCCGCAATCGTGGCCTCAACATTGTCGGCGAAGTCGATGGTCAACAAGTCACCGTTTGGTCTGGTCAACGGCCCGCGTCTCGGTTCTTCGGAGGAGCGTCATGAGGATCATTTTTGCGGGCGCGCTTTTGATGGCCTCCACATCGGTCATCGCGGACATGCCTCGCATTGTTCACGCGCCGATCGATTACCGTGGGCCAGCGCTTCGCGATGACGGTCCCGAAATTCGGGACGACACAGAGCGCCGCCGTATGTCGGACGGGCCCAAGGAACACGGTCCCGCCTCACGATTAGCGTCTCGGGTAACGTCCGGGACGTTCGACTTCCAGTTCGTCAACGTCGCGCAACTCCTTTCCTTGCTCTACAGCGAAGCCATCAGGACGCCGTACGTCATCGCGCCGGAAGTGCTCGAAGACCAGCGGATAGTCTCCATGAGGTTCAACACGAGGCGCGGTGACCTGCGGACTTTCCTCGCGTCACTCATCGAATCGCTTGGGTTCTCCATCGAAAAGCGCGAAGGCGTCGACTTCGTGTTCAAGCGACGCGATGTTGTCCCGGTTCAGCCCCCTCGGTCCACCTACGTATACCGACCGCAATATCGCGACACAGCCTATCTCGCGAATCTCGTCAGACCGATATTCCGAGGGCAATTCACAGTCAACCGTGAGGTACCCGCGTCGCCAGAAGGAAGAATCGACGGCAACGTTCCGGAAGGATCAGCTGCGATGCTCATCGACCAGAAGGGAGACACGCTCGTCTTCCGTGGCACTCAGGAGGAAATCCGAACGCTCACACAATTGCTTCCTCGCGTTGATACGCCAGTGGGCGAGGTTGCGGTACGTGCAACCGCCTACGAGGTCACACAAAGCACTGAACATGGCTCTGCGTTTCAACTTGCGCTCGATCTGCTTTCGAAAGGCTTAGGTCTATCCGTCGAAGTTACAGGCGAAAAGCTGAGTAATGCCGTTCGAATTAAGACGGGCGACCTCGACACCGTGTTTTCTGCGCTGGCGAGAGACACCCGGTTTCATGTCATCAATAGCCCCAACTTGCGCATTCGGTCTGGGGCGCGCGGAAAGCTGACGGTGGGGCAGAAGGTTCCGATACTTAAGTCGGTGTCTTACCCTCGCGGCGGCGGCGAGCCGGTCCAGTCCGTCGAATACCACTCGTCCGGGGTGATTTTTGAACTGAGGCCGACCGTCAAAGACTGCGTAATTGATCTGCACGTCTCGCAGCAGATTAGCGACTTCGTGAAGACGACAACCGGTGTTAACAAATCTCCGACGCTGAACACCCGGGAAGTCAGCACCGAAATCAGCCTCCAGGACGGCGACGTCATCCTGATCGGCGGCCTTACGACCAACAAGGCGTCAGACAACAACACGGGGCTGTCCTTCCTGCCGCGATTTCTGGACAGCTATTCGGATACCGCATCTGCCACTGAGATTCTCTTGGTGCTCCAGGTCGAGCGCGTGCGGGCATCTAGCGTCGGGAGTGTCGGCGCCGATATCGGAGCTAGCAGGGTTCACGGGAACGTCTGCAACGTCCGGACCGCTGACGCGCGACTCAGCGCGGCTCGCGCGACCGAGCAGCGGGTGGCACCACTGACGAACGCCGAAGCGCCGCCGTCGGCCACACCTCCCCTCATTGAAAACCGTCTTTCTTACCCCGCCGAAAAGGGGGAGCGGACCGAGGAAAGCGGGACGATTCGCGCGACCGCCGCCGCCCGCAGGGCCGAGGACGGCGGGGGCGCGCGAAGCGCGCCCTAGATTTATATCAGTAACACTTAACGGACAAGGAGGAAGTAAAGCCCGACTGAGAAGCTACAGCAACACGTTGATCCGGACGAAAAAAGGCCCCGATGCGGGGCACCGGGGCCAACACTTTCCGCGATGAAGCATGACAAAGGAGCTGCCATGCAGGAACCAATTCTAGGGAACGATGCCGCCTTCCGGCGAGAGTGGCTCATCCGAGGACGCAACTTCGGGGATGGCCAAGTCGAGGTCACAGCCACCCGATTCGACCGCTACATGGGCGCTCAGCAGCTTCATACCCTTCCGAAAGCCAAACGCGGCGAATCTGAGAATTCGGAAAACAACCAAATGGCGGCGGCGAAGCGAGCGAAGCAGCAAGTCAGATTGCGTTGTAAGGCCATCGCTGCGGATCGCATGATTACGTTGACCTACCGGGAAAACATGCAGGATAGAAGCCGGCTGAAACGGGACTTCGATGCTTTACGTCGCCGCTTGGGTAAGTTTCAGGACTTCCAGTACGTGGCGGTCTCAGAACGTCAGAAGCGAGGCGCGTGGCACCTGCACATCGCCGTAAAGGGTCGACAAAACTATCGCGTGCTTCGCTCCGTTTGGCGATCCATTGTCGGCGCAGATAACGGCAACGTCGACGTACGCAATCCGTTCCGTCAAAAGGGCCTGCGCCATAAGCTCGCTGCGTATCTCGGTAAGTACCTGACAAAAGACTTCGCTGAGCACAAGATGAACGAGAAACGCTATTGGACAAGCCGAGGAATCACGGTTCCAGAACGTCATCCTATCGATCACATACTCAGCGACGACGCCCCGAGAGCGATAGTGCTCGCCTTTGAGGCAGCACGACAAGTCGGTGCAAGCTTGGATCAATGCCAAGTCTTTTGGAATCAGGATCTAGGATGCTTTTGGTTGGCTACGCGGGAGAACGTCCATGGATGAGCCTCAACGACTCCCCCTTGAAATCGACAGCATCCGTCTCGTGGAGCATCTCGCCCAATCGGTGGCGGACCGGATAACGCCAGCGCTGCCGCTATCGATTCGACTCTGGAACGCGAAGACAATTGGCTCGTACCTCCAACGCTCCCCAGCCGTAGTACTTGAGCGGGTGGTCACACTTCCAGACTTTCCGATACCAATTCGACTTCCGTCCACTCGAGCGAAATCAAAAAGTGACGCGAACTCGCGCGTCGGTGACACCATGGGACAGCCTCTATGGAAAGCGATTGAAGACATCGCCTGGGTCGATTCGCACCGCAAGACACGAGGCGGACGCCCACGCAAACTGGACTAAGGTAAGTCGGCCGATTCTTCGCAACAACCGAGTCGGCCGCCACTGCCTGAAATTCGTCAACTGCTATACAGTAATGACTACAATCGGCCGCAACCGACCGTTAACGTGCATCGCAGATGAGATGTTCAGGCGTCGGTTTCACTTTGAAATCGGCCGTCCAGTTGTCGAAGATGGATACTTCGCCATCTGCCTTTGCCGACAGTCGCCTATCGGACACAGTTAGCGTTCCAAGCTTACTCATGTCATCACGATCTTGATTCGCCATTCGCCCATAGATTGCCGATGCTCAACGTTCGCGAATCGAAATCCCCAATTTTCTTGTCGTACGAATTCAGTTTCCTCATCAACATCCGCTACGCTCTTTGACAGCGGCAACTTTGCGGCTTCATAAATAATAAAATATGGGGCCTGACGGCAACTTCCGCTGAGAATTTCTCATTGAATTGTCGACCACATCAAAGAAAAACCAAGCTTCATGATTATTTATTAATTATCTCATCAATTCTTGTTGCTGTAGAGCGGTGATTTTCCATCATTAATCTCTAGCCATCGATGGTATCCATCCATACTGTTTCCGCCGAGATTGATTGAATACTCAACACCAAAAATTGCAAGCACAAAATAAAACTCACTACTTTCCGCTGTCCCCGTCGCGAGGATGTCACACTCCCAAATCGTTTGAACTGATTGCCCGTCCGAAGTTAGTGTCGAATTATCCTGCCCATATATGCGACGTTTGCTGTAATCCCATTTTTCCTCTGGCCTTGGTGCGCGTGCATATCTTCTAACCTCATCGAGTCCTTCATGCCCGACTATATAATCATTCCATCCGTCCGTGTTTTGCCAGCGAAATGCAAGCATCTCGAGCCCCATCTTTGCTAACCATCTTGACGTCAGCATGTCATCGGGAGCGGCTCCCGAAATGGGAATCATCATTTGGGTTCCGCCCGTGTCCAGATATTCCTCTATTTTTGAGAAATCATCTGACTTGAAAGAAAAACTAAGTTTCCCATGACGACGCGCGCTAACAATTTTATCCCCAAAAATCACCGAAGCCATGGGGATTTTTTGTCTTTTATTTTTTATCCCTTGATTAAACCTTAAATATAAAAACTCATTCGATTTTAGTATGGGTTGCTCGAGATGCGTGGCAAAATAATTATTACATCGATCACAGACCGTACCTTTTGGTAACATTAGTGTCGAATTTCCCAATGATTCGGGGATTATATGCTCAATAGCCACACTCGACGACGAATCTTTTTTGCAGAAAATACATCGCATTTTTATATTTAATAAATAAAAATATAGTAACCGAATGATTTCAGCCAAGTTGGTCAGATGTCAGGCGGCCTATTTTCTCATGATATTCCAGGGGAAGATTTTCCGAATAGCGACCACCTCCCGTGCGGTCGAGTGCTGTCCTCGCGCCTCCAAAAATTGCTATCTTCACAACATCAGGCGGTCTAACAACCACAGAACAACCCTTAGCCTTCCATTACCGGCGATTGTCCAAACGCCCGCAATGGGGGCAATTACGGAAGTTGAGCGTAGCATCACGTGCGATTGATCGTCGACCAGTTGAAACCACAGCCAGGAGCGGTCTATCGTGATTTTCTGTTTATCGGTTGAGCATTAGGCATAGCCGAACAATTGAGTGGTCCATCAGCGATGTCGCAGCATCCATAGGTCGCATTGCCACGTGGATATCCCATCTATTCGATCCATGAATGCATGGTCTCCCCCCTCCGAACATTTGACGAAATTGAGACTGGCGGACGGATGCAGCGCCGATATATCTTTTACTATTAACCTAGGCGTCCCGCGATATCCGTTGCCGTCGCGTTGTAGTAAGTCATGAGTTCAGAGATGTTTCTATGGCCGGTCATTCTGGCTAAGTCCAGCGGCTGCAATTTCTTCGCCAGACGCGTGATAGCTTCGTGACGGGTATCGTGAAACGTGACGTCGGGGATCTGCGATCTGTCTCGTGCCTTCCGAAAAAGTGCGTCGCGGCTGGAAGTCGACAAGGCAAATAGCGGTTTGCCTTTTTCCACTGCCGGGAGCATTTTCAGCAGTTCAATTGCTCGCGAGGACAACGGTACGTTTCGTGCCGTTCCGTTCTTGGTCATCGGTAGTCGTGCGAACTTGCCCTTGAAGTTCACCGACGATGCGGTGAGCGTCAGGATTTCGCTGGAGCGCATGGCCGTCTCTATTGCAAAAAGGAATGCTACCGCTACCCGCTGCATTGGTTTTTCTACCGGCTGTCCTTCTTCGTAGCCCATGCTTGTAAGCAGCGACTCGATTTCTTCTTCGGATATCAATCGTTCGCGGCCTGGCGGATCTGGCGGGCGCTTCACTTCCGCCATCGGATTCGTCACCAGCCAGCCCCACTCTTTCCGGGCCACGAGAAACGCATGCGACATCAGCGACATTTCCCGAGAGGTCGATGCCCCCGAAACCTCCCGCATTCGCGCGTCCCGCCACGCCGCTATATGACTGGGCCGTAGATCCGCCAGTTTGATCTCCGCGAACTTTCGCCCGCCGATCTCTTTGCTACCGATTAGCGGTAAACGCAGCTTTTCCCACCTCGCGCCACGTTTCGTCGGGCTCACCTTCAGCTCGTACTCCCGGAGCACATCACCGACGGTGAGCGTCTTACTGCCAAAACCATCCGCGATAGATCGCAGCTCCGTCTCACGCTTCGCGCTCCACGCTAACGCAGCAGCCTTCGTGTCAAACGTGCGACTGTCCCGCACGCCGTTCTGCTTTACCTGCGCTCTCCAACCTTTCGAAGTCTTCGTAATCGATGCCAT